GTACACAAGATGGTGGAGACGGCACTGAAGATGATTTCTTAATGAGAGAAAACGGTTCTACTGTTTCTTTTTCTACAGAAGATGATATTATTGGAGCAAAAAGAGGTGGACCATTAGATAAATTAATGGATAAAGGGTTACCTAACAAAATGGCGGGGGGTACAACAAATTCTAAAATGGAGTTTGGAAACTTAAATATTACAGGTAGAATAGAAATAGTTTCACCAGATGGGTCAGCATCAAATATGGAAATGTCTTCTATTAAACCACAGATTGAAAGTATGATTATTAACCAATTAAACGGTACATTTAGAGAAGGAGGAGTACCTTCTAGTAAACAATCTACTGATTATATGGGTCAAAAATAAAAAAAGTTTTATTTTTTTTCACTCTACTATTGACTTTTCAATATATTTTCCCTATTATTACTAGGACCAGATTTAAACAAGTTATTTACAAGTTTTAAATATTAAATAATAATAACAATTATAATAATTATTATTTAATTCTCCTGAATTTTATTGATGTAATATTTATATAGTAAGAAATTATTATATATGGCAGGAATATTAGACCATCAGGGAATATTTTATAAGTTAGGAGTATTATCAACACAACAGTTTAGAGATAGTATACTAGGAAGGAACTTACCACCACCTGTTAGTGATACATTAACACAATCAGGATTAGTATCTAAATTAGAAGATATAGGTAAAGTTATTAATGTACCCATATTTGGTACTGCGGATGAGAATATACCTATACATTATAACGAAGAAGAAAGATTATTTCCTTTAGGTGGGTTTTTTCGGGAAACCCAAAACGTCAATTTAAACCCTTATATCCCACAAGATGATGATTATATCACTTACAACCTAACAATTCCACCGAACCTACCTATACCTTCACCAGAAGGGTTTGGAGAGAGAGAAAGAGCCCCTTATCCCACATCATATGCACCTAATAGGTTTGATTTAATCAATAAAGGAGAAAAAAAAGGTGTTCCTTTTCCTTTTAATGTTATAAATAGATATAAATCATTAAATTTTAAAACAGAAAGTTCTTTAGGATTAGTAGGTGGACAACAGTTAGAAAAAACAATTATTGACAAGATTGCGCAGATTGAGGACGAAATGAACACAAATACAGATAGTACTGGGTACATTACTGAACCTTTAGGGAATATGGTAGACAATTATGTTGATACATTGGGTGGTTTCGCACAAATCTTTAATACATTACCAAATGATGCGGTGGGTTGGAATGAGTATAATAGTAGTAATAAAATAAATGGTGGCGATGTTGATGTGGCGGAAGGGGTGGTACCCACAATGTCTACTGAAGTTAGAATGAAAACTTTATTAGGTAGAACTAGTGAAACCCAAATACAATTTACATTTAACCTATTAAAAACTAATAAATACCGACCATTATACAACGATAGTAGATTTGTGGGTACTGAGGATGAAGGTACAAACGGAAGATATTATATCGGTACAGATAAAAATACTAATAGGGGTAGTTTAATTACTAAAACTTTTGATAGTGACGACCTTAATGGTGAAAATTCAACAGGGAGTAATACTAAAACTTCAATAGAGGGAATTGGAGAACCTTTTGGGGAACCTAATAAATTCTTTTGGGCTACTGGTGGTGAACAGAATTTCAACCCAAAAACGTTATTATATAAAACACAACAATTAGTAAATAATAGTCAAGATAGTGTTTATATAAATCAAACAAAAAAATATTTTAAAGATAAAAAACAAAAAAAACTTATCAGTAGGGGTAATGCAATTAGTGAGATTTTATTATTTGACGCAGAGACCAACGGTAAATACTGTAGAGTATGGACAGTAAATGATAGATATAGTTACTTTAATGCAATAAGAAATACGGGATTGTTTACTTCAGACTCAGGAACAGAAGGGTTCTCTGCTACACAAGAAAAATCATCATTAAGTGTTTTACAAGATAATGGAATACCTAAATATCACCCAGTACTTAACGAATCAGAAAGTGATAGGAAAAAATTTATGTTTTCTATAGAAAATTTAGCGTGGGCAGATAATCTTGCGGATTTACCCGCATTTGAAATCGGTGGTGGCGATCCATTATCGGGTAATAAAGGTAGGTTAATGTGGTTTCCACCATATGATTTAAAGTTTGATGAAAATACTGCGGCAAATTGGACATCTACAGAATTTATTGGTAGGAGTGAGCCAGTTTATACATATAATAATAGTAAAAGAAGTGGTTCACTATCTTTTAAAGTTTTAGTAGATCATCCTAGAGTTATAAATTGTTATAGAGGGCAAAATAATAATTTAAACGAAAGATTCTTTGCGGGTTGTGTAACACCTGAAGATTTTTTAAATGCTTTAGAATGTGTGGTTCCACAAACAGACTATGGTGAAATAGAAAAATTATTAGAAAAAGAAAAAAAACAAACTACTACAGTTTTAGATAAAATAAAAGATGAGGGTGTTGTAAAGTTAATAACTACAGTTGATTGTAATGTTGAACCTGAAAACTGTAGAAAGACAATGACATATGATCAACCTTCTTTAGATAGTATAATTACAAAGGTGACAGAATTTATTGAAAAACAAAACGGTAATACTAATCCAAAGTCAAAAATAATTTTTAATGGTTATGTTGGAAGAACGGCAAATAGAGATAGTTTTGGAGAAGTATCAGGTGAAGGGAAGAATATAAGTAAAAAATATGCGGAAGAGGTGAAAACCGCAGTAGAAAGTGCGTTAAACTCTTCTGGAATAGATACTAAGATATTAAAAAATATAACTTATAATGTTATAGGTAATGATGCTTTTGATTCTGATACGGATGCCGACTATAGAGTTAGTGTAGAAATGGAATCTGATGTAGAAAATTCGGAAGAGACAAAAGTTAAAAAAGAAGTAAGTAAATCTAAGACAGGAACCTTAGATCCTGATCAAATTAAATTAGTCGATAATTTAATTATAGATGAAAGTGCCTATTTCGAATATATAGATGGTAATTATCCTAATTATTTTAAAACTATATCAGAAAAAATAAAATATTTTCAACCCGCATATCATAGTATTACACCTGAAGGGTTTAATAGTAGGTTAACATTTTTAAATCAATGTATGAGACAAGGTCCTAGTATATACGATAAGAAAACAAATAAAAATGGAGTTGAGGTTGGAGTACAACCACAAAATTTATCTTTTGGTAGACCACCCGTTTGTATACTTAGAATAGGAGATTTCTTTTATACTAAAATAGTTATTAATAGTTTGTCTATTTCATACGATGGACCACAATTTGACTTAAACCCAGAAGGGATAGGAGTCCAACCAATGATAGCTTCAATACAACTAAGTATTGATTTAATTGGTGGTCATTCATTAAGTGGACCATTAAATAGGTTACAAAATGCGGTATCGTTTAATTATTATGCGAATACAGAAATGTATGATGTTAGGTCAGATACGACAAAAGATGGTGAAATAGTCGATGGTTTAAAATTAGGAGAAATAAAACGAAAATTAGCGGGCGAATCGGAAGATGAGTCTTTAAAAGATGATGTTGAGCTAGATCAAAATAGTGAGAATGCAAATTCAGGTAATCAAGAAAACACAGATGGTGAAGGTGAAATAATAATATCAAATCCAGGGGAAACAATAGTTGCACAATCGAAAACATCCCCTACCACTTATAGTGGAGGAACAAAACCAAATGAGGATAATCGATTAATTTTAAAGGTTAAAACCAAATCTTCCGTAGAAGACATTGAAACTAGTACTAAAGCAGAAGTTGGACTATACTCTTCTGATAATAAAGATATACTCAATCTAGTAACAGTGGTAGAATTAAAAGATAGGGTTGATGCAATCAATACGGCACAAACAGAATTAACAACCGCACAAAATATTTTACAAAGCAACCCTAGTTTAGAAAACCAAAATTTAGTATATACTGCTCAAAATAATTTAAAAAATGCCGAACAGAATCTTATAAATTTAAAGAAAGATAAAGAAACTAAAATTAATGTAGAAGCTTATTTTAGTAAATTTAAAAATAAAACTAAAGTTAAAAAAACCTTTACTGTTACAGAAAATGGTATAGTATAGTATTATGGGAAAAGAATATTTCGATAGATATCAGAGTTTTAAATTTGACGGTAAATATTTGCCGTTACCTTTTATAAAAATACCCCCTAAAGATAGTGACAAAACAATTGTTTATAATTCAGAAAGAAGTAGGTTAGATAAATTTAGTCAATTATATTATGGGAACCCTTATCATGGTTGGTTAATTCTTTTAGCAAACCCTCAGTATGGTGGAGTTGAAGAAAATATACCTAATAGAGAAATTATTCGAATACCCTTTCCTTTTAGAGATAGTATACAACAATATATTGACGAGGTGGAAAAATATAAAAAACTAAATATAAAAAAATAACCTTATATGGCTAACGTAGAAGATTTAAGTTCTAATAAAAGAGGGGCTAAAACGGGTAATGTATTTGTTGTTGACCCTAACCCTCCAGGTATGGATATCATCCCACCTGAAGATATGTTTATCTACGTGAAATTTTCAGCATATCCGAGAAGTAGAACTACATATGGTGGTAACACATTAGAAGGTGATCCAATTGTTTTTGATAGTGGTATTGAAGGAGAGGTAAATTTTATATCTACTAAAATAAAATATAAAGACGGAAAATTAGACCCACCACTACAAAAAAGTTATGCGACAACTGATTGGACTAACATTGGTGGGTTTAAAGACGAAAACAGTAGAAGTGCGGGTACATTAGAGGGATTTGGTATAAAAGATATTAGTATTAAATATAACGCTAGTTTAGTTCCCGTTGTAGATATTACATTTACAGATGTAAGAGGTTCCGGGTTATTTGACGTAATAAAAGACAATGATAGAAAGTCACCATATAGTATATTTTTTAAAATGCCTTATCCAGTATTTAGACTATCCGTAAAAGGGTATTTCGGACAAAAAGTAGATTATTGTTTACATATGGTAAATTGGACATCAAATTTTGATGGATCAACGGGTAACTTTGATATTACTGCCAATTTCTTAGGATTCCAACAGGCATTTTTAAATGATATGGTTTTAGGTAATATCATTGGTACTATAAATACCCAAAAAGGGTTTAATAATCTTAATAGGATTTATGATGATAGGGGTTCAGATATTGGAACCGAAGGAGATTTTAATATTAGAAAAATAGATGAATTTTTAACAAAAATAAGTAGAATACAGATAGAAACAGAAATCATTAAATCTGATTTAAATAGTTTTGAATACCTTAAAGATTTAAATGGTAAGTTAAAATTATTAGAAAGTATACAATCTTTTATCGGAAAAGATATTGGTAAACAACCTATAAGTAATAGTAATGGTAGTGGTAACGAGTCTGTCACAGATTCGGTGGATTATATTAAAAGAGAAAATAATAACACTAAAATTTTTACTTCACCTATTAAAGATAGTATTTTAAAAAATAAAGACAACTACCTTTCCATAAGAGACTTTATAGTTATAAATTCAATCAACAGGGGATCTTTTAAAACGTACACTAATACATTAACAGATATAATTATTAAATATTTAGAATACTTAAGTGATGACGATAGAAAAGAATATAAACCTGAAAATACTTTATCGAAATTATCAGATAAGGTAAAGTCAAAAATATCTGGGGTACCCTCCAATGAAAATAAAAAAACTAATAAAGATGACGAATTAATTAAATCATTTTTTTTAAGTACAGACGATAAAAACTGGGAGAATTATGTGGTATCTACTAAAGATAAAAATGGTAAAATTGCAAAAAAACAATTAGAAGATATTATATCTGAGTTTCAAAACAAAAATAGTTCTATATATTTAAAAAATGACTATGATGGTAGCGATAAAAACGCAAATTACGAGTTATCTCTATTTAGTGCGGACACCCAAAAGTTTTACCAAACTTTAAGGCCTGAAACTAATGTTATTGTAGTAGATTTCCGTAAACAAAGAGAATTAGTGGAGTATAGGATTAGTGAATTAAAAACAATTATAAAAGATCAACAAGAGGCAGTACAATTAGAAATCAATGAAAAAATATTGAAAAATTTTAACGATTTATTTGGGTTTAAACCTACAATAGATAAATGTTTTGAAATTTTATCTAATAATACTCAAGCAATGATTGAGACAATATATGATATTAGTAAAGAATCTGAACAAGAAGATAAATCTAGTAATAGAAATAAAGTTTTAAAAGGGTATGAAACAGATGTACCTACAGGTATCAATAGAGTGGCTTGGCCAACAGTATATCAAAAAAATGGTGATGGTAGTCTAGAAGAAATCTATATTGGTGAAATCGGTGGGGTAAATTCTATAGATTTCCCTGAATGGAATTTTACTGAAGAAGTTTTTGATAATTTAGTATCTAAAAGTAAAGAACTAGAACAAGTAACTAAGGCTAGTGTATTAAAGAATGGGTTAGATACAGATAATTGGTTCCCAATAAATCCGATAGATTATAAAATTAACCCTTGGATAAAAATAAATATTTTAAATGATAAAGATGAAATATATAATGAATTAATAAAACAGATTTTTTATAGAGTATCCATACTCCAAAATTATAGTAGGTTTGATTTAAATACGGGATTAGGTAATGTACCTAAGTATGCGAATTTTGAGTCTATTGCAGCAAATAAAACAATTTTTAACAAAAATGTTAGGTCGATTTTATCAATCATTTTAAAAGAATTGGTAAATGGTGAAATTGACTATAAAGATAGTCTATTTTTTAAAGAAAACATTAATCAGGTAGGGTCAAATTTTTATATTAAAGAAACAGATGATACTTTACCAGAGTATAACAATTTTAATTTAAGTGGTAAATATAATAGTAAGGCTAATTATGTGATATTTGATGATAATGATATTATTAATAATAGTAAAAAATTATTTTCAGAAATTCAAAAAGAAGATTCTTACGTAAAACTAACTGATCCTGATAATGGTGGTACTATAAATAAAAAAGAAACAGGTGATGAATTATATTATAAAAATAGTTATTCATCAGCAAATAATTTCACCACTAATAATATATTTAATGTTTGGGCAAAAACTGTTTCTAAAAATCTATTTATAAGTAATAATAACGATTTTAATACCGACTTAAGAAACTCAAAACTATTAGACTTTAATCCTTCTGCGACAACCTTTGATAGTAAATATTTAAATAAAACTAATTTCACATTAGACAACTCAAGTAGTTGTGACTATGAAGAAATATTAACACAAAGTGAATTTTATACTAAACAAAGTAGTAATTATAGTAGGGCGCTATTATTGTTATCTACGTTCCCATTTAGAACTTTCGAAGAGGGGTTTTTAAATTCTATATTTCCCAATAATTCATATAAAGGTGCTAGGGTAGTAAAACTACCAAAGTTGTATATATTTTATTTAGGTGGTATTTTATGGAGATATGAACAAGGTTTAAATAGTAACGATAGTGTTGATTTTAATGTTAAATTATTAAAATCTGACGGAACGCCAGATAATAGTTGTAGTCACCAAAAATTCGAAACTTCTTATAAAAAATATTTAAATTCAGGTTATTTAAGAGGGGCATCATCTTCTAAAGATGTGAATATAGATATAGAAGATTCATTAACTTCATTACCCCCATCAGTTAAAAAAGAATTTATAAACGGATTTAAAAATTGGGTAGATGGTAATGATAGGTTTAACGATAATTTAAGTGGTAAATTTGAATTGAATATGACTTATTATGTTTCTGATCCTGACGATTCTTTTAGTTCTAGTATTACAGAAAAACAAAAAAAGGATGGAGAAACTTTTATATTAAAAGAATTAAAAGAGACGACTAACCTAATAATTTTAAATCCTGAAATATTTAACCCTAATAGGGTAGAATCAGAATTAGAAATAAATGTTAGTAACATAAACCAGTACATAGAATCTTTTAGTTTAAAGTTTGATGAAATAGAAAAAAATAATACTAATGGATCTGAAACTAATACTGAAGAAGAAAAGAAAAGTAAAAATAAAAGTACTAATAAAATAAAATTAGAAATATATAACTATTTCAAAAATATTAATAGTAAATGGGTTGGTGCAGAAAAAAAATCGTTTAATATATGTGGTGGATCAGACACAAAAGATTTAATAGATTATTTTAGATTTATTGATAGGGGTTGGCGTAATATAGGTGAAAAAGCAACATTTAACCTTAAAAGTTTTTTAACATTAGGTAGTAATTTAAATACTAGTGTTTATTTATTTATGTCTAAACTTTTAAGGGATAGTAATTTCTTATTTCAGATATTACCAAACTACATTAATTTTAAAGATAGAACAGAAGTAGCTAAAATTTTCCAACCACAAACAACTCTACAAGCTAATGAATCTACTGGACCAATCTTTTGTTGTATCTATGTAGGGGGAGCATCTGAAGTTTTAGATATAGGTGAGAGGAGCAATTATTATTTTAAAGATGACGGTTTTAGTTTTAAAAGTGGGACAGAATTACCTTCAGATATGGTGGGTCCTGATGATTCATCTTTAGTAGCATTTAGAGTTGCTTTTGGTGCACAAAATCAAACAATTTTTAAAAATGTTTCTTTAAACCAACAAGAACATAAAGAAACGGGTGAGTATTTTAGGGCACTATCAGATTTGGTAGATAAAAGAGGAGGAACCCAAAAAACGTATGTTGGTACAGATTTATTAAGATTGTTTAAAACTAGATCATACACATGTAAAGTTGACGCTTTAGGGTGTATGAATATTCAACCACTAATGTATTTTGATTTACAAAATGTCCCATTCTTTAATGGTGCATATCTAATTACTAGTGTCAATCATAATATTTCACCAAATCATATGACAACTAATTTTCAGGGTGTTAGACAATCAAAATTCATATCTCCACCTACAGAAGAAATAACCGCAGATTTAGAAATAGATCTAAATGAATCTAGTGACATACCTAAAATAGAGTTCACTAATTTAAGTTCAGATAATCCTTTATATAGTATAGGTGTCAGAAATGATATAGAAGGTGGTGACGATTTTGACTTTAATAATTTTAACGTTGCTAACTTTAAAACTTTAGGTATTAAAAGAGATAGTGATGAACAATACTCTGAATTATCTAAAAATTTAGAAAATATATTTAAAGGTAACAATATGTTAACCAATTCTCAAGTAACTATGGCACTTACTGCGATGTTGTCAAATTCGAGTAACTTAAATATAAAAGAAAAAGAAGTTGAAAGGGGTGCTGAAATACGTGATGCAGATAATAATATTTTATATTATACTTCTAATATAACAGGTATAGATGACCCAATAGTTGTTAAATATGGTGAGTCTTATTTAGCATCATTACCATTATCTGCATCGACAAAAGATGAACCCAATACCGCTTATACAATTAAATCCAATAAAAAATTAGATGAACAATCTCAAAATAATAGTATTGAAAATGAAAAAAATAGTATAAATAATCAAATAAGCGCTTTAGACAATACTGATTCTAATTATGCAAAAAATAAAAAATTGTTAGAGGAAAAACTATCAAAATTAAAAAAACAAGAAGAGGATTTAATAGAAACTACCACGTATTATAATATTTTACCTGGTGACGCATATAGATTTAAACCTAGAGGTTATTTATATTTGATTGGTAGGAAAAACTATTATGATTTTTATAATTCATATTTCCAAAGTAAAGTTGCGGGGGAATCAAACATTAAAACACCTAGTGTTAGTATAGAAACTGAAGTTGCAACTATTAACACATCGTTAAGTGCTTGGATATTTTTACAAAAAGATAAAAGAACTGCATACGAACTATCATCAAATAAAAATGATGGATCTGCATTAACATTTAAATCTTGTTTAGACATAGTTTATCAGGGATTTGGACCAGAGGATGAAGTATCGTTTAGTACCTTTGAAAAGGTATTAACTTTATTTACTGGTAAAGATAAACAACCACTAATAGATTATAATAATGCTAGAGGAGGAATTAACGCCTCGTAATCTAAACATAAATTTTCTTTTTTAAAAAAAAATTATTATATTTGTAATATGTATGTTGGAAATATAGTAACAGAATCTAAATTAGATGTTGAAAATTTTGGAATTTATAATAATATAGATGCAATTGATAATGACCTCCCCACATTAATTATAGGGTGGAAAAAGGTTAAAAAATTATATGGTGATAAAGTTTCTATTTTACATAAACAATTAAATTTTAACACATATTGGACATTTTCACCTAAAGAAAGAAAATCGGAATATGAAACAGATACCGATTCTTTTTTCACCTATTGTTACAATTTCTTTGGTCAAAATATTCCTTATGTTTATTTAGATGTTTTATTAGGTAAAAAAAGAGTTAATTTAAAAATAATAAAAAAAATACTAACCTTAAAAAACCCAATAACATATATATCAGAAAATAAAATGGTTTATATATATGGAGAAAATATTATTTTTGGGTTAGATTTAAATGTGGTAAAATTATTCGAAGGAAAATATGAAAAAATAGTAAATAAAATAAAGACTTTAGAAAATAATACTTTGGTAGATTTAGAGATATTTAATAAATGTGAGGACCTTATTTTAAAATTAAAAAATAAGGATAAATACGTACCTTACATTTATGAATATGGACACAAAAGATAAAATTATAACCTTAGCTTCATTTGTATACTTAGACAAAATTAATAGTTTTAAAAACTATCTCAATAAAAGATTTTCAATCAACGAAGATAATATTTTTCAATATTCCTTTACCGACAACGATAAAAAAATATTAACCTTTATGGTTAGACTCCACCAAAGTGAAAGAGTAGACACTCGTTCTTTTTACCCACCAACAATAATAGTACATAAAAAAGGTGAATGTTTTTATACTATAAATGCACTTAATAAATTAATTGAGAGTAATACAGAATCAGAAATAGGTAATTTAAATTATCATGATGTTAAAATAGATTGGGACAACTACCAAAATAAAATGATGATTACTAAAAACAATGAATTGAAAATATTCACTATAAATAGAGATTTTTCTTAATTTCTTAATATTTATTAATAAAAGTACTATGGAAACAAATAAAGACAACAAAGAAAAAGAAACCTTAAAAAATAAATTAAACGACTTTTTAACTAACCAAAAAGAAGTTGAAGAGTGTGTCGGTGAAGAGTGTTTAATTAATGATGGTAAAGAGATTGTAGAAAGAGTTGAAAAAGTATATAAGACTAATGACGGTAGACAATTATTAATGTAAAATGAATAAGAAAAAATTACTTTCCGAAGATTTAAAAAGATACCAACAATTGTTGGAGTATACCTTTTATGTTCCAGAAGAAGAAGATAGAGTGGACGACTTACTTTTAGATGATATGTTAACAGAGCAAGATCCCGCAGCGGATGAAGAAGATCCTTTTTTTGATGTTGGTGACGAAGATGAAGCACCTGAAGGTGAAATTGAATCGACTGAAGACGAATTTTCGGAGGAAGAAGAAACTACTGAAGAAACACCAGAAGAAGGTGGAGAGACAGATCCTTTTGGTTCTGATACAGAAGTAGAAGATGAATTTGCAGATGAAGATATGGAAATGGGTGGTGATGATGAAACTGTAGAGGTAGACGTTACTGATATCGTAGATAAAACTGAAGAAACTAAAGCGTCTGTAGATGATATGGGTAGTAAAATGGATGACTTACTATCTAAATTAAGTGACTTAGAATCACAAGTTACAGATATGGATGGAGTTATTAACAAAATTGATGACTTAGAAAAAGAAATTGAAAAAAGAAATCCTACACCTGTAGAAAGATTAGAAATGAGATCTATGGATTCATTTCCATATAGTGTTAAACTAACTGATTATTGGAAAGATAAAGAAGGGTATGATGCGAGTGAACCTGAAGATGAATACACATTAACTCAGAGTGATGTTGACAATTTTGAAGATAAAGAAATAAGAGCTTCTTTTGAGTCTGATAACGAAGAAGAAAAAGAAGAATTATAAAAAAACATTTTATTATGAAAACAAGATTAGATGAAACAAATAAAATGAGAAAGTTAATGGGTTTAAACTTATTAACTGAAGAAGAAACCCCCACAGGAAGGACTCAAACATCATTATCTAAAGAAGTATCCGAAAAAGAGATTGAACAATTGGAGAAATTAATAAATGATATGGAGACTACTATTAAAGAGTTAAAATCTGAAAAAAAATATAATTATGGTAATATATTAACCAGACTTAAAAATAAACGAAAAATCGCTGGTATGACAAAAAAATCAGAAAAACTACAAGATAAGATTGATTCTTTAGTGAAAGATATGGAACAATACGATGAGGGTAAAGTAGTTAGTGGTTCAGATAAGAAAAAACTTAAAAGTGGTATTGGTATGGCATTATCTTATATCGCCGCAATTGTTGCACAAATAAATTTAGTAAAACATAGGGAAAGGATATCTAAAAGAGTACAAGGACTCATCGACTCAATAAATTAAATCATAAAAAACCTCACAAAAGTGGGGTTTTTCTTTTACCACCTATTGACTTTTTGATAAAGTATTGTTATAATTGTATATTATTAAATTAAAAAAAATACAATGAGTAACAGTTTAGATGCAATTTTGGCTCAGTATGAGAAGAATACTGAACCAGTAAAAAGTGGAAAGAAAATTTCCAATGAAGACAGACTAAAAAAATACTTTACGGAAAAATTACCGAAAGGTGTTAAGTCACAAACTAAAACTTTCAGAATATTACCATCGAAGGATGGTGGTTCTCCATTTACTGAAGTTTTTTATCACGAAAAAGAAGTTAATGGTAAATATGAAAAAATTTACTGTAACCATTTAAATGATGGAGAACATTGTCCACTATGTGAGGCGAAAGATGCCTTATATGAAGATGGTTCAGAAAAGGCTAAACAATTAGCTAAAACATTCATCGCTAGAAAATTCTACGTAGTAAAGGGAATTGATAGAGATAATGAAGATCATGGTGTTAAATTTTGGAGATTTAAACACTACAGAAATGGAAATGGTGTTATGGACAAACTAATACCCGTTTTTAAATTAAAAGGTGATATTAGTGACCCTAGAGAAGGTAGAAATATAGTTATCACTTCTGGGAGAGATCAAAATAATTATTCTGTTGTTAATACAATTATGGCAGATGACGTATCTATCTTAACTAATGATAAAGATTACGCTAACGAATGGATGGGTAATGAAGAAACATTTAAAGATGTTTACGCTAAAAAATCTAAAGAGTATTTAGAAATTGTTGCAACAAACAAAACCCCAGTTTGGGATTCAGAACAAAAGAAGTATGTAGCTGAAGAAGACAAAGAAGAAAAAGAAACTGCGTCACTAACAGAAGAAATCAATATGATGAGAACAGAAACTACTACATCTTTTGAAGATGATTATAGTTCTAAAGATAATGTAGAAGTTTCTAAGTTAAATGACGATGACGAGTTACCATTTTAATTAAAACTATGGCAAAGAAACCTTTAAAAAAGAAAACGTCTGATTTTTCGTCTATAAGGAAAAAGTTTTCCTCCAAAGAAAAGTATAAAGAACAAAAATACTTTGATTTGGGGGAATCCTTCCAAAAGGCGACAGGTTTACCTGGTCCTGCTATGGGACAAATTAATATGTTATTAGGACATTCAGACACAGGAAAGACAACTGCTTTAATACAAGCAGCGGTAGATGCACAGAAAAAAGGTATTCTACCAATATTCATAATTACTGAACAAAAATTTAGTTTTGAACATGCTAAACAGATGGGGTTAAAAACTGATTATGTGGAAGAGATTGACGAAGAGACTGGTGAAGTAACTGGTTATTGGGATGGATTTTTACTATATAAGTTAGGTTTTGACTATATTGAACAAGCATTTGATTATGTGACTGAAGTTTTAGACGGTCAAAAGAACGGTGAGATACCACACGATATATTATTCTGTTGGGACTCTATAGGTACTATACCTTGTAAAATGAGTTTCGATGGTAAGGGGGGTAATCAACATACTGCTAGGACTATCTCAGAAAAATGGGGAATGGGTATGGCGCAAAGAATTACTTCTTCTAGAAAAGAAACTGCACCATATACTAACTCTATGATTTTCGTAAACCAACCTTGGGTTGAGTTACCAGATAATCCTTTCGGTCAACCAAAGATACAACCAAAAGGTGGTCAGTCCATATACTTATCTTGTGCGTTAGTATTCTTATTTGGTAACCAAAAGAATGCTGGAATATCTAAACTATCTGCCACTAATAAAGGTAGAAAAGTTAATTTCGCTATTAGAACTAAAGTGGGTATACACAAAAACCATATGAATGGTTTAGGTTATGCTGATTGTAGGATACTTGCAACCACACATGGATTTATCGAAGACGATAAAAAGGCTATTGATGAATATAAAGCCCAACATAAGGATTATTGGGTTGAAATATTTGAGTCTGTAGGTGACGATGTAATGGACTTCGTTATTGAAAACGATGAAAACTATATTGAAGCACCTGTAGAATATTCTGATGATTAAATTATTTATTAACCTTTAATCATCTATGAGTGAAAATACCAAATAAAAAAAGAAATAATCAAAAAACTTTATTAGTCGATGGGGACTCGTTGTTAAAAACCGCCTATCATGGGGCTAAAAATCTTTACTATAAAGAAACCCATATAGGTGGTATTTTTCAGTTCCTAACAATGGTTAGAAAAATGTTAAACGAAAATAAGTTTGACAGAGTTTATGTATTTTGGGACGGAAAGTTTAGTGGTAGACTAAGGTACGAACTATATAAAGACTATAAATCTAATAGAGGGAAAGATTTCTACAACGAAAAACCACCATCTGAACTTAGTTTATATTTACAGAAAGAAAGAGTTATTTCTTATTGTGAAGAGTTATTTATAAGACAATACAGAGATGATATTGTTGAAGCGGATGACTCTATTGCATATTATGTAAAAAATACCCCAGATAACGAAAGTGTGGTTATTATGAGTAATGATAGAGATCTTTGCCAACTAATCACCAAAAAGGTAAGTGTGTATATCATTAACCTAAAAAAAATAGTTACTGAAGAAAATTATTTAGTAGATTTTGATCATCACCCATCTAATCTTAAGTTAATTAAAACAATTACTGGTGACAATAGTGACAATATAAAGGGGATATTAGGGGTTAGCGAAAAAACTTTATTAAAATTTTTTCCTGAAATAATGGAAAAAACTTTGACTTTAGAATATATTTTTAGTAAAATTGAAGTTATACAAAAAGAAAGAAAAAATAGATTGAAGTCGTTAGATAATATACTTAACAAAGTAACTAAAGGTTCACAAAAGGAACTAATATATGAAGTTAATGATAAAATTATCGATTTAAAAAACCCATTGTTGACAGAAGATAGTAAATCAGAATTAGATTATTTATTTACCACTTCTATTGATCCAGAAGGTAGAGAAACTAAAAATGTTATAAATATGATGATTGAAGATGGATTAATGTGGGCAATACCAGGAGGTAAGGATGGTTATATTAATTTTTTACAACCATTTTTATCAATAATAAAGAAAGAAAAAAAATATTACAAAAAATTAAATGTTTAAGTTATGAAAAAAAAGTATCAAAATTATCCTTATGAGTTTTTATTTTTAATAAATGGAAACCCTATTGTGGGTAGAAACTTCCCCATAAAAAATTATAATAGAGAATCGTTAAAATCTTACGAATTAAAAGAAACTATAGATGATGTGGTGGGCATAATTAAAAAACACTTTAAAAATAACACATATGAGTATATGGAAAAAATTAATCATTTCTTTGTTGCTAGTACAGATGAAAATGCGGAAGTTAGAGACATATATGAAAATGAAGATTTTTTCACATTACAAATTAAAGTAAAAGGAAGAGTAGTATGTGAAAGTATTTTTAGTGGAAATGACTACCCACCAAATGTAAGATATGATGTTAATATAAGAAAAATTATACCAAAAATCATTGATCACATCCAACAGGGGTTAAGTCGTAAAAATTATACAAAAAATTTGTACGGTTATCAGTTAGATCGCATATTTATTAATAACTAAAATTAGAAAAAGAATGGCAAAAAATGAGAGTTTAAATTTAGGTTATTTAGGGTATAGTTTTCAAGTTAAATTAGTTAAACAATTAGTAGAAGATCATAAATTTTCAGAAAGTATTGTTTCTATTATAGATCCAAATTATTTTGACAATGAATATATGAGATTAATTGTTGCGAGTTTAAAAGATTATTATGAAAAATATGAAACAATACCATCTTATGAGACTATATTTAATATAATTAAAAGTGAAGTAAGAAGGGAAATTGCTAAAGAATCTGCAACCGAATTAATCAAAGAAGTTAAAAATTCTGATAATAAAGATTGTTTACATATACAGGATGTCGCCATTAAGTTTTGTAAACAACAAGAACTCAAAAAAGCAACTCAAAAAATCCAAAAAATATTAGATACTGGTGATTTTGATAGGTATGATGAGTGTGAAGAATTAGTTAAACAAGCTATATCTGTAGGTACTGAAAAAGACGAAGGCGTTGATATATTTCACGCAATTGAAGATGTCCTTGCAGATGATTTTAGAGATCCTATTGCAACAGGTTTGGTTGGTATAGATAATCTTATGGGTGGAGGATTATCTAAGGGTGAGTTAGGTGTTATATTGGCAGCGTTTGGTGTGGGTAAAACTACATTAATTACTAGAATGGCGAACACTGCTTATTTAGAAGGTAAAAATGTGGTACAGATTTTTTTTGAGGACAACGTTAAGGTAATCCAAAGAAAACATCTATCATGTTTTTCTGAAATAAATTTAAGTGAGTTAGGTGATAGAAAAGAAGAAGTAAAAGAACTTATCCCTAAATTCCAAAATTTAAATGGTAACTTAATACTTAAAAAAATGTCTAGTGATGGTACTACTATACCACATATAAAACAATACTTACGTAAACTAACTTCGTCAGGTGTAAAACCTGATATTGTATTTGTTGACTACATAGACTGTATCCAACCCACAAAACAATTTAAAGATGAATATAGTGGCGAAGGTAATGTTATGAGACAATTCGAAACTATGTTAGCAGAATTAGATGTGGCTGGATGGACTGCAGTGCAAGGTAACCGAAGTGCTATCGGAGCAGATTTGGTAGAAGCTAACATGATGGGAGGATCAATCAAAAAAGGACAAATAGGGCACTTTATATTGTCAGTTGCTAAAACTTTAGAACAAAAAGAAGAAGGTAGAGCAACTTTAGCCATTCTTAAATCACGTTTTGGTAGGGACGGAGTAGTTTTCGATGATATTGTATTTGATAATGGTACATTAGTTATAGATACTAGTCAAAGTAATGACGTAACACTTTTACAACATGGAAAAGGACAAAAGAAAAAGGAGTCAGACTTTATTAGTAGTACTATAGAGAAACGAAGAAGTTCTACAAATAATAATTAATTTAGGGTAACAAATCTTTGATTTATATGATAAGTCATTATGGAATACTTACCCCCTAAAAAAAGAAAAAAATTTAAAAATATGGAGTTATCAAACAAAATTTTATCGGACATTACAGTACATATGAAGTACGCAAAATATATACCAGAATTAAATAGAAGAGAAACTTGGGAAGAATTAGTCACTAGAAATAAAAATATGCATATTAAGAGATATCCTGAACTAAAAGAGGAAATCGAATTAAAATATAAATATGTGTACGAAAAAAAGGTATTACCATCTATGAGGTCAATGCAGTTCGCTGGTAAACCTATTGAGATATCACCTAATAGAGTTTATAATTGTGCATTCCTACCTATAGATCACGTAGATGCATTTTCAGAAACTATGTTCCTACTTTTAGGTGGGACAGGTGTAGGATATTCAGTTCAAAAACATCATGTAGAAACATTAATGCCA